GTCATTAAAAGTAACGCGCAGGTTGATCTTCATAGTTAGGAAGTCGCTCTGGAAACTGTGCCACTTGTCGGCCATGTAACCGAGAATGTTGCGATGTCGCCAACAGAACTAGCGTGTGGTGAATATGCATTCACTAAACAAGTTGCGGTGTATGACGGATTTGTTGCAGACACAGTTGAGGATGTCGGAACGATTACAACAGTTGCGATTGTATTTAGTAACGGGAACAGAGTTGCATCTACTGAGGATGCTCCAAAGTCTTGCATAAATTGTAGTGTCAGTGAACCAGTCTTAAGGCCACCGATACGCTCACGAAACGTTCCACCAAATGCGGTTGTTTCTAAATCATCGGATTCAAGTGCCAGTTCAACACTGTTTAAGTTTGTGGAAAAGTTAGTGCCATTGATGGTCACTTTGTAATCCGTTGCAGCGAATTTTGCCATTCTTTTTTTGCTCCTAGTCTGAGTAACAAAGTATGATGAACTCTGCTGAGAAATAGTTTACATCACCAGCAGTTACTTCACCATAGTTTCTAACTTCTGACACTCTCACGTCATAGGCTTTGCCGCCAAGTGTCTTATCTGATTCTATTGCAAGTTTGACTGAGTTCGATCCCGTAGATGAAACCCAAGAATCTAAACTATCTTGACCAGTTCTTTCAGAGACACGACTAACTAACAGCAGAACAGAAAAATTATAAATTGTCATTCCACCGTGGAACGCATTGTCATAACTTACAGACTGCGGTAAAACAATTGCAACTGGTGGCTTAGGATCGTCAGGAACTTTCGCAGCCGTGCGTAATCCACTTATGGTTGCAAGATTTGTTGCAAGTCCCGTTCTAAGTTCCGCGACTGATGCCATTATGCAAAGTTCCTTGTTCGGCGATACGGCGCAATCAACTGTTCAACATCTGGGTCCAGGTAACGCGAAACACGCACTGCTCCCATATCCCCGAATCCAGCAACGCCCAAAGGTGAATCCAATCTTTTAAATAAACGTGAGGATTGAATTACACAAGCCTGCGTGATTGCGATCGGTACAGATGGCCAACCAAACACGGCTGTCACTTTTACTAAAGCCTGATCTGCTTCCACGGGATACAGATAATTTTCAACAGCGCGTATGCGTGTGTAAGGAACAGTTAAGCCATCGGTAAACCCGTTCACGGGTTCTAGTTGGTAATCACCGACTGCCCAAGTTGTATCAAATACTCCATCGCCAGCAGATGAAGTTTGTAAAGTAATAGCAGTTCCAGCAATGTCATCAGTCTGGACAATGTAAGAATCGTCTGCTGCATAAACACGCGTGGCGGTTCCAAATGAATAAAAGGATCGCATTGCAAATCCATCGATGGCCCGTGACGCGGATTCAATCGCCATTTCGATTAGTGTGTCATCGATCGAGTCCGCAATTCTCATCGCGGATTTAACTTGTGCCAATGTGGCGTAACCATTTGTAATTGCCATTCTTGCTCCCTGGGTCCCTACCTATTGTATGCCAGGACAAAAAGAAAACCCCCGATAAATCGGGGGCTGTCTTTTTTCTTTCTTATACCTTTTTAATCAATGACCATTTGTGCATTGCATAAAGTGACTTTTTTGTTTTTGTAATTCCACCCTGAGAACGTGTGTTCAAAAATCCAGTCCAACCACATTTGCAATTTGCTCCAACCGACTCTGCCCTAAGTGGCGCGTGATTGAAAACTACTTTGTGTGCGCTTTGCATTATGCACCTGCCTTTTCGTTCAAAGCCTTTGCAATAATTTTGTTGCAACGCTGGCATTCAAAATCGTAACCCTGGCCAAGTCCATCTAATGTTGCGTGGACTATGTAACGTGAATTGCATCGTGCTTGAACTTCGTTATCTTTTGCTAGATGAACCCAATTTGTTTTTGAGTCTGCAACAAATGTGAATCCTAGTTCTATTGCCTTTGCTTTCGTGTGGTAAATATTCATTTCTTGCTCCTATTCCTAGCGGTGGAACCGCGCTTATAAGGACAACAATACGGCCTTGTATAACATTTGTCTAGTCCATTTCATAAAGTTTTTTTGCCTAGTGCCACAAGGGTTTTTTCTAGCCAATCCGCAATAGTGAGTCGTGCTTCCGAATCGCTAGGACTCCAATGCCCCTCATACTCATAATCAACATCGATGTTAAAAGTGGAATCGTAATTGGCTTTTGATAGCGCAGTACCCAACCAGAAAACCCAGTCATCGAACGGTGCGATGTTTTGATCAAAAGGAATCTTTTCCCACAACCATTTCTTAAACGGGGATCCACACGGAATCATATTTGCGCGCATACTTAAAATCTCATCTGCGTTTGTTTTAGCAGGTGACCAGATTTGTCCCGTGTCGTATTGGAAACCAAGTGCGAGAACATCGGCTGAGCAGTTATCGATTAAATCTAATGCGTGTGGTCGGTATCGATCATCAACACCGATCCAAGAAATCCAATCAGTGTCACAATTCTTAATCGCAAGGTTCATCATATCGCTGTACGCAAAATCGGAATCCCAGGAAACAATTTTGATCCCATCGAGATTTAAACCAGTTCGATCTATTCCATCCCAGAGAACTAAAACAACTTCATCTGGTTTTCTATTCAATTCTTTTACAGAATCGATCCACCCATTTAGTTTTTCGGGGTATCCGTGACAGATACCGACTACGCCTAAAGTTGTACCAGTTTCCAAAATGTTCCACCTGCCTTGTCAATCATTTCTCGCAAAGCATCTGGATCATCCCAATCCTGGACAGAAGTGATGCCAACCTGCTCATTTGTCTGGATCTTGCAACCTGATAGAACCGCTTCCATTACGGCGCGACATTCTGATTCAAAGGCTAAAGGTAAATGAACAAACCATTCGCACCGCGCCATCGCATCAAGAACCGTTTCACGTGAAACATTCGTTAAAGCCTTAAATCCTAAATCGTTCTCTAATGCCCACGCGTGTGCTTTGAGTCTGCCTTTGAGTGGATGGTTACGCGCTGCCCATAATCCAATCGGTTCTTTGTCTAAATGATCGTGGCACTTGCTCGTATCGAAATACGAAAGAACCTGCGCTGTTTTTCGTGGTTTCGCCCAGGATAATTCACGGCGCATATGCGCTGGTGTATGGGTTACGAATAACCGACTGCCAGAGATTAACGCTGCAAGACTTTGTCGCGGTGTTTGTAAATGATGAACGAATACAAACGGATCGTATTCACTCAAACGATACAACTGTTGATCGCTGAATAAATCGGTTCCAGTAACCACGATGGAATCGAACTGGTGTATGTCGTGTGTATCGAATGTGTACGGCGTAACGATTTCTATTTGTAAATCTAATGGTGCTTGTTGCTGGTATTCGTAGTCAGACATTTCCGCGCCACCTGCGAATGCTCCACTGAATACCGATTGCTGCCCCTCAGCGCAAATCTCAGGGGTTTTTATAGTGTGGTGTGTGTACCAACCAACTTTCACGCACTCGACCGTTCTGCGCCACGCTGAGCAAGAATTTCTAATGCTGGTTTCCAGTGCTTGTTATACACAAAATCTGCTTTGTATGAACTAGCAAACTCAATAGCCTTTTCGGATCTACCCTGACCGCGATCATAGGCTGCTTCCAACGCTTCCACAATTCTTGGGATCGATGGCATATGGAACCAGGATGTTTGCGGAGCATCCCAGAGTGGCTGACCATCTACCAACCAACCGTCACCAAGTAGTTCCGTTGATGCTGCGAACTCCGAAACGATTACTGGAGTGCCACACGCCTGCGCTTCGATCGTAGGAATCCCGAACCCCTCACCGTATGAAGTCGCAAGCAGAACATCCATCGCTGTATAAATCGTGGCCAGGGTTTCCTGATCTATTCCTGTTCGGTATAAATAAGGATCAATGAATTTGTATTGATGTTTTTCTAATCCAACTGCCGTCAATAAATCCACTAATTTTATTCCACCAAGCGATCCTGCCCAATCGGTATGTAAATACAAAATCGCATCATCGTGTTTCTGCGCGAACATCGAGAATGCCAGGATGTTTTCACCAAATGCTTTTCTGTTCGGACTTACACCTTTGTTGGCTGCATTCATTCCAACAATAAATCTATCGTTGCTAATGTCGATGAAGTCTCTGCCCGTAGATCCCTTATTACGTCTCATCGGTTTAAACGTGGATTCGATCCCGT